ATGAAACAGTGCGCCATAACGGAATAAACAATGATGCTGTTTTCATTCTTACTTTTAGTACTCGTTAACGTAAGTGTAACGGATTTCATTACAAGGTCAAACAATTCATCTGTGTATTTCTTTTCTATTAAAACCCCGCTATAGGAAAGTAGGGCATTAATTGCATTCTTTACCATTTTGTCTTTTGGATTTTCCTCTACAAATTCTTCGTCTTTTTCAACCACTTCGTGGAAGACATCTTTGAACCCGTCTGAATTGTAATCCTCCTCTTCGTCAAAATTAATTGCTTTGATAGGATATCCACTGTATTTATCTACATAGTAATCAAAATTATCACTTAATTCTCCTTGACGGTCACAAATCATTTGCAAAGTCTCGGGATAACTATTTGTTTTTAAAAAGGCATCTGATAATTCCAATAAAAAGGTTGGAAGTAATTTAATGTTGGACTCAATGCAGTAGAACCAATGCGGGTCCTCGCCTGTTTTTGTATAATTTTTTATAAACAATTGAAGCGCCTTGTATTTATTAGACAAGACAGTCTCCTTTAGAATCCTTCCGCGCAACTCTAAATAAGGCGAAATATCTTGGGGTATATTATCCTTTTGTAACTCTAGTGTTCTATAATTATATTTTTCGGTGTGATATTTCATTTCGTGTTTTAAATGTTTCAATTGAAGAGAGCGTAAATTTTTTAAATGACTCTCATCGTCAAATTTTACTTTTTTCAGTTCCTTTTCTCTCAACTTGTCCGTTTCAAAATTATTAATCATCTCATTGATTCGTTCCTTGAATGCCTTCTCTTTATTGACCTCTTGACAGTCGCCCTTGATACGTACCAAATTTTTGTTGAGACAACCCTCAACTTTTGAAGGGTCCCACGTTTGCCCGTTCCAGATAAAAGATTTCTTGGTCTCAAGCACTTCGGCGCGTTGATTTTTCATAATCCGATAATGTACGATAAACTCCTTTACAAATTGGACGTCATTTTTATCAAATTGATATTTTATTTGGTCCACATTTTCACACACCCTTTTAAGTTTTATAATAACGTCTTCTAGAGTAAACATTGAGTTTCTTTTCACCAATTCTCTATGTAAGAGTTCGCCTGCACTAATGAACCCCTTTTCCCACGGAATGTCCTGTAAAACAATCTTATTGTCATTCTTTCTTTGTTCATCTGTTTCGTATATTTTATGAATACGTTCCTTTTGCGGTTGTTCAAACTCATTCTTAATGGCCTGAATCATTTGTTCTACTTCTGAATCCAGCACTCTGACATTTTGATTTGTTTGTAAAGTATAATAATGATAACAGTCAATCAATCCCGTTTTAAATATTTCACTAATAGAATAAAAATTATCATTTTTTAGAGGATAGTAGTCTTTTAGAGAACCTATCACGGTCATATCCTTGATAACAGGGTTCTGTTTTTTTTCGCGCGTATTTAATTTGCGATTTTCGGCCTCTGACCTATAAAAGTCATTAATATTCTTTTTTAATATTGCAAATAATACATCATAGGTTGGTTTATTCAATTTCTCTATTTGTAAGGTCTCCATCTCTTTCAAAATATGAGAGAAGTTCAAAAAATGAGTATTTAAATAACAGCTTATAAAGTCTTCAAACGGCGGCAATAACTTCTCTATATATTCCTTATAGGTTGCACAGTCATTTTTATAAAAGGTTATTTCATCATTAAATAATTGACACGAAGCCTTAAAAGAATCATCTATATTAACTACATTTATTTCATCATCTTTTCTAAAAATCATTTCGTAATAAGGGTTTCTTGATACGTTGGACTTTAATAATATAGTTGAATTAAGTTGTTCTCTCAACATATACTGTAAATAAATCTTTGGTTGTAGTAAAACCGAACCCGAGACAAACTGTTCATTAATGGGTATTTTAAGAAGTTCATTTAATAGATAGACCTCCTTTCTTTTTCTATTGATAATTTCATTCTTTTCGTAATTTGTCTCGGTAACAATGGAACCAAACGGTTTTAAAAGTTCCTTTTGATAGTCTGCAAAAGGAATATTTTTTAGAGGCGGGTCTTTAAAGACAAAGTCATTCGCATCGTCTGTTTTATAATAATAGGATTTTTCTGACCCCATTTCAGAAAAAAGGTCAAACAGTTTAATTTTAACCTTATCTGATACAGGTATAAATAAAGGGTTCGTGTTTTTTATAAAAGATTCTTGATATTGATTCGCAGGCAGTTTCATTATTTTTACACCATCATCAAATGAGGTATAATTTGTTTTCAATTCTTTATAACGTTGGATGATGTTATACATTTTTTTCATTAAAAATACATTTCGTTTGTTTTCCTCTATATTAATCAATAGATGCTCTAATAAATCAATCTTTTGTTGTTCAAGAGTAAAAAATAAATTTTCTTGACCTTCTTCTACTTCTATAGAACCCAGGATTTCCTCCTCTATAATTTCGTCGGGTTCATTTATCTCCTCTGGTTCGGGTTCTTGAACAGGTTCAACAACTTCATCTGGCTCTGCACCCTTCATCTCTTCGTTTATTTCTTCGTCTTCTTCTTCCTTTTCAAGTATCTCTTTAATGCTTATTACATTTTCAGGAAATCCATATTCAACTGGTATATAGTATGTTCCATTTGAAGTTTCAACATGTAAATTTTTATCTATTTTTATAATACGTCCTTGGATAACATCTTTTGTTTTAGATTTAAATTCCACTTCTACCATCTGTCCTACCGATAAATGTGATTGGTTTACAAAGCCCTTTTCCTCTGGTACATAAACAATCATAATCTCCTTTATTTTATCTATTGAAACAGATATTTCTTTTCCATTGGCTTGTAATAGGATTAATTTATCGGTAGCAACACGTTTTACAAAAAAAAGTTCATTATCGTAATCTTGTGAAGAAACAATTTTAATAATATTACCATATTCTATCATTTAAATATAGATTTTATTTTATTTATTTGTAAAATTACCGGAAATCGTTTCATACATTTGTATAATTCTAGTGACAACATCGTCTAAATGGCTAATGATTGTTTCAAAGGTAACCACATTACGATAAGCAAAGGAAACATAACAGTGTGTGTCGTGTGGATGGTCCTTTTTAAAAGAGATGTAATAAATATCCTTTTTGTACCACAAATTCAAATGATTTTCTAATAGTTTACCAATTGTATAATCGTCTTGGTCAAGCCGAACATAATAGACCTCTTTATCAGTTGTCTCGTCCTTGAAAATACCAAACGGTTCTGCAGGTCCGATTGTTTCAACCGACAGTTTTGTTTTATGAATAAGGAAATTTTTAAAATCCATTAGACCATCTATAATGTATTGGCTCGCCTTTACAACAATTTCCTTATTTTCAAATACACCGATACTATTTATTTTAAAGACAAATTGATTAGGCACATAAATCCTCTGTGCATATAAGATAAGGAAATCATCCAAATCTTCCGATTTTACACCCTTTGATACCTTTTTAATTTCTTCTTCATCTGGTTTATTAAAGTAACAACATTTAGAGACGGTATTCCAACACGAGTCTTCTTTAGAAGAACCAATCGTAAAGTTAAGTGTCAATGAAATCTCTTCCGCCTCATCCGTTTCCGAAATTTTGGGCATTAATACACAAAGAGGAATATGGTCTGCACTTAACGGATTCTGTGGAAACAATCGCTTACTTTCTGCAATGTCAATCTGCTTCCCAGATACTTTGTTAAATAACTTAAAGTCATTGGTCGTAACATATCTTAGCTCATTGGTATCGTTTTTTACATTTACTTTTACACAATAGTTCTGAACAAAATTCTCAAACTTAGATTCATCGCTTTCGTAAATAGGAATACATTGAATACGATGTTTTAAATATTCATTGTTAAACTTTGTTTTATTTTTGTGAAAGGTAAGTTGATTCTCCTTGTGTGGAAACCCGCGAAAAACCAGCATCTGAATTTGAGTTAAGACAACTCGCCTCAATGAATTTATAACGCTTACGTCTATATTGTGAATATCAAACTCTAGCATATCGCCTTTTTCATTCACGTTTAAGATTTTAACTTCCATTTTATTATATACAATACAACATTTAAATATAAATCAATTTTTATGTGTTAAAAATTCAATCAAATAAAATAGATTATAGTTAATGAGTACCCCCAAGCACGAGTTTTATTTTAGTAATTATTGCAAACATAGTGCTTCTATTATGCAAGAATTAAATAAAGGAGGATTTCAATCTAAATTTGTTTATATATGCATTGATAAACGTGTTGTAAAAGATAATATTACTTATATTTTATTGCCTAATGGTAAAGAATTTCAAATGCCTCCTATGATTAATCGTGTGCCTGTTTTATTATTAAAGCCAAAATATGAAATTCTTTCTGGGAGTCAAATACTTGATTATATTAAACCACAATCAAAATCAATTAACGAGGAAAAGACTATGCTTTATACCGAACCCAATCCCTTTGATTTAGGAAAAGATTCCCTCAAATCCAACGGGGTGATGAGCGATTATTTTAGTTTTCTTGACGATGGACCGCAAGATTTAGCGCCTCAAGGGAATGGAGGGATGAGACAAATGTATAATTATTCTGGATTAGATGGTCAACCAATGTCTCAAGTTCCAGTCACAATAGAAGGTGATAAAAAATCTAAAATGCAATATTCTATGGAAGATATAGAACAAATGAGAAATTCAGAATTTCCATCTGTTAAACGAACATAATATATAGGATTAATATAATGGCAGGAATGGCAGAATATTTGAGGTCGCAATCACAAGGACAACGTTCTTCTAGAGGGTCAATATATAATCCTCTTGCTGCTGAATTAAGTATGGGACCTCTTTCTGGTATACCAGAACGGCAAATGGAGAATAATCAAGATTCGCAAAATTCTCAAAAAACAGAAGAATATAGTCAATCTCCAAACAATAGCGGATTTTATAGAATGCCATTTCTCGGCGCAAGAGGTCCTATGCCTCAAAACTTATCTAGAAATAATTCCGCACCAGAAAGACGTTATTCTCTAGCACATAGAAGACATGTAAGTTCTGATTTACATTCTGATTTACTCATTCAACCTTCACAAGAGGATTTGCAAAGATTTTACAGTGTAGCTCAACCTTCACAAGAGGATTTGCAAAGATTTTACAGTGCAGGTCCACAATCACAAGAGGCTTTGGAAAGATTTCACACTGTAACTCAAAGTAGCGTTAGATTTGTTCTTTATACGTCCGACCCTGAAGTTATGCGTAACTTTAAAGATGGACGCGGTGTATTTATTACAAATCAGATTCAATTACTTTACAACAGTTCACAATTAGTTCCAATTGATTATGTATTAGTAGATGATACTGATCCGGTTCAAGTGCAACAAATAAAAGATAAATTACCACAGTCTGTTCAACATATAAGTCAAGGATTTGGTGACAGTCAAATGATAAAAGCGATAACAACTGATGACTATTTCTTATTAACGATTGAACCAGATATCCCAAATTCTAACCGCCCCGTTTTTGGGATGTTATGCTGTTCTTTTGAAAACGCCACACGAAACTCAGCTGACTTTGTAGACCTTGCTGGCGCGCCTCTTCTTAACTTTCAAAGTGTAGTAGGTGATGTATATGTTTATATCCATTTATTTACCTTTTTAAGTGATAGAGCAACAGGAGATGAATTTTTTACAGGAACTCATATGTTAGAAGGATTATATTTATTATTCAATTATGACTCAGAAGACACTATTATTTATTTAGAAGCAATTGATATTCAAGCCACCCTTGATTTTTATGACCGGTTTGGTATGGAACGAATAGTAATAGACCCTGTCGCACAAGTATATTTTGACCCATTCAAAGGGTTTGTTGTTCCAGATGAATTACCTTATGTTTTATACAGCCATAAACAAATGCAGGTAGCATCCATTATTGCTTTTCAAGCAAGACAATCAAGACTAGCAGGTACTGAGGCTAGGATAATGGCACTTGTAACTGGTAGTGCAAACGCTGCATTAGGGCTTAATATAACACCCGAAGAGAGACAGATGATTGAACGGTCTGTTTCTGTTTATAATCACACGAGAGCACGTAGAGATCCAAGACCTCCACTTCCATAATTTATTTACCGAATAAAACATATAAAAAAAAACCAATCCATTATACAATGACCGAAAAAAAGGCAAACGATAAGTTTTCACAAATTATTTTAGAATTTAAAATGGATTTATTGAATACTTTTCCAGAGTTAGAGGAACCTTTAAAAATATCTGATGATGAGATTTTTGCACATTGTTCGGAACTGTATCCTAAGATATTTTTTGAATTACTTTATGAGAATATGACCCTATTTAAAGAGCCCATTTGTTTACTACCTAACATTGATTTTACTGTATTAATGAACGAAAATGTAAGTGACAAAACTAAAAAGACCATTTGGAAATATTTACAATTACTTTTATTTTCAGTTGTAGAACAAGTTGAGAATAAAGAGTCTTTTGGTGATACTAGCAAACTATTTGAAGCCATTAAAGAAGAAGACCTTCACAAAAAAATAATGGAATCTATGGATGAAATGAAGAACCTATTTAGTAGCGATTTTTCAAGTAATATTAATGATATATCTGGAGATTTTATGAATGGTGAAAAACTAAAATCCCATTTAGATGGTCTTATGAACGGTAAGATTGGTAATTTAGCAAAGGAAATTGCAAGCGAGGCATCTAAAGAACTTGGTGATATTGAAAACCCCGAGGAGTTTATGACTTCTTTGATGAAAAATCCTAAAAAGATTATGGACCTTGTTAAAAATATAGGAGGAAAACTTGAAGATAAAATTAAAAAGGGAGATTTAAAGGAAAGTGAACTATTGGAAGAAGCGAAAGAAATTATGGAAAAAATGAAGGATATGCCCGGACTAAAAGAAATGATGAGCAAGATGGGAATGGGAGGAAAGATGGACTTTAAAGGTATGGCAAATAAATTGCAGGAAACTCTTAAGATGACTAAGACAAAGGAGAGATTGAACAAAAAGAGAGAAGAAAGAGCAAAGACAAAGACCAGTATTCCTGACGATGTTAAAGTGACTCAAACTGGACAAGATACCTTTGTTGTAAATGTAGATGGAACAAAGCCAAAGAAAAGTAAGGGGAAAAAGAAAAAGAAACATATAAAAATATAAATAACTATACTATATGAAATTTTGGGCAGACAACCCTAGTATATTATTTGATTCCCAATACATCAAAGAAATATGGGTGTACTCAAATATGGATACAAATCAAAAGCTTAACGCAATATCTAGACTTGTTATCTTGTTATCTTTAATTGGATATATATGTTTTAACCGATACATTATTTTTATTTTAGGATTCATCCTTCTAGGTGTCATTGTAATTATTCAGAAATCTAAAAAGGAGGGAAAGGAGGGATTTACTAATGTAGAAGAATATCAAAGAATAACCAGTAATAATCCTCTTCAGAATTTATTATTACCTGAGTATAAATACAATAAAGAAAAAGAAGCGATTAAGCCTAAATATGATAATGAGGTAGAAAATAATATTAATGAAAACGCTAAAAAATTTATTCTTCAAGAGAACAAGGATAATTCAGATATTGCAACTATATTTTCTAATTTAGGAGATAAGTTTGAATTTGAACAATCTATGAGACCCTTTTATACGAATCCTGTAACAAGTGTAGGACAAACTGAATACGGGGACTTTTTAGGTTATCTTTTTGGTTCACTTCCATCTGATAAACCTTTAAAAAAGTTTTAACTTAAATTAATTATCTTTTAAAACTATAATATGACCACTGTTGATTTTTATTTTGATAATTTAAGCAGAACTGGCGATGATAGTTCAACCTTGTCTCAGAAATCTATTATGAATCAACACCATTCTAATTATAATTTATACAATCCATATACCTATAATTGTAACGGGGCGTTGGATATTTCTACTCAACAACCCAGTCTTATGGTAACGGGTACTTATGGCGTAGGCCCTCTCGGATGCAATGTAGAAGAGTCTTCTAATTTATTAAGAGGTAAAAATACTACAAACAATGTAAAGGTGTCTTTGCATCAACGTTCTTATTTAAGTCTTCCCTTTTTAGGAAGAGGAAATGTAGATGTGGGAGCAGAAAACGAACTAAAGTTTGGCGAGAGCTTTAAGGACAAAAAAAGCGTAGTTCAAATGTCCGAAGTTCCCTTTGTAAACATTAATAGTTATCCTCTTAATAATAAAGAGATTGGAAATACGGTTAGCACGGTAGAAGCATCGTGGTATACAGGCGCAAATACGCGAGACATATACAAAACAAATAATAAATGTTAATACTATATGGCTTCTACTAGAAATTTGAATACTCCATCTGACTACAAACTTAAAAAAATAAAGGATAAAGAAATGAATGACTATTTGCATTATCAAGGGTCTAGAGTAAACGATTCTCCAGCATTATTCAAGAATGGACCCAATCCAAATATGTATGGTGGAGAATTATCTAAAAATATGGTTGATGTTGAATCTATGTTACGTGGAATTCGTGCGACTGATTTAGAATCCACTTCTTTTTCTACTACGCCTATTCTAAAACAATTAAATGAGGTTTCGTATTTTGATAAAATTGCCTTAATTATTCCCCCTTCCTATCAAACAACGATGGAACGACCGAATTATTTAGGATAGTATATATAATGGCCTTTACACGTTTTCACGATGATCCGGCGCGAATTGAAAAAAAATTACTTGAATCTACTGGTATAGGAATGTATCATTTAAATGTTCCAGGGAATGGTTTAGAAAATCCGTACATAGATGATATAAATATTCGTTTACAAAAATGGGGTGCAAATCTACAGACCAATTCATTTCTTGTAAACGAAGCCTTGAGGGATAATGTGAAGCATGGACGTTATAGAGAGCCCTATAAGCAAGTAGACACACATTCAAACTTTTATACAACCTCTAATTTTGGCGTGGACGAGACACGGTCCTCCTTGCCCGCTTGGACTTTCCGAGAGAAGCCACAGGCACAATACGCCTATTTACCATTAAACCCGCAAGCCAACTTATTTATGAAATTTGAAAATAATTGTCCTTCACGAATGTTAGAAAAAGATTATTATAAATCCCCCTATTATTAAAATATATAATATATAATAATGGCTCAAGTTGCTATACCGCTTGTTATTGTAGGCGCTCTGTATTTAATGTCTAATGATAAAAATAAGGAAAATTTTGAAGATACGCCTGTTGATGCTCCGTATCAATTATTAAAAGATAACACGACCAATTTTTATAACAAACTAGATGAAAGTAAAATTGCAATGAACAATCAAGGAGATTATTCTCAATATCAAGATAAGTATTATTTAGGTAAAAAAAGAAATGAAAACACTGGAGACGAATTAAAAGACCTAAACAATAATCAAGTTAAGATAAATGATGTCTCAAGTAACATGGAACAATATGAATCTCTTACAGGAAACAAGGTACCAGCCGAAAGTATGACCCATAACAATATGGCGATGTTCTATAATTCCAAATCTTATGGACACATTAAACCTGAAAATCAACATATGGATAATTATACTGGTTCGGGCTCTTTAACCATTGATAAAAGAGAAATATCATCTCTTTTTAAACCTGAACAAAATGTTCAAAATGTATACGGCAATCAAAATCAAAGTGAATTTTTCTTGTCTCGTGTAAACGAATCTTTAAGAAAGGCAAACACAACTCCGTGGGAGAAGGTGAGAGATAACAAGGGCGAACTTGGCTTCAACTGGTCCGCGGCTAACCGTGACAAATCCTTACCAAAGGATGTAGATGGTCTAAGAGCAACCAATAATCCTAAATCAAATTATGCAAATAATTATACAGCACCCGCCTATGACCCGAAACAAGTAACAACCGACCAAAATTTAATGGGAAAATTTGTAAAAAAGGGTCCCGATACTTTTCATATGAATGATATGACACAAGGTGTTGGCGCACCAGGTGGTATGGAGAAGCCAATGTCTACACCAGTACAAATGTTAACAAAGGAACAGCGCGAGTCAACCAATGTAGAATACTATGGATTAATGTCTTCTGAAAGTATGGGATATACTGAAAAGGGAACCCTAAATGTCCATAAGCAACAATTAGGGACCGATACGGTTTTAAACATGACAAACCAAGGAGTTAACCCAACTACGGCACAAAATTACGGTAAAGATAGTTATAAGTCTTTTACCAATAACCGTGATAACAACGAAGATTATTACGGAAATGTGCGAGGAGTCTTTTTAGCAAATGTGGTAGACCCTATTGTAAAAACATTAAAACATACTAAAAAAACAAATAAGGAAAACACAAAAAATGGATATTTAAAGGGTTGCGTCAAACCAATGGTCTTTAATCCGCACGAAATGCTTTCTGTAACAAACCGTGAAATAGACGTAGAAAAATTAGGACAGAATCATTTAACTATGGAACGGCAACAATCCACTGGTTATTTGACTTCAAATCCTTATTTGGAGGACACTCAAAGACAAACAACAAATAATGAAATTTACGGAAATGCAACTGGTATGGCGGCTATAGGTTCTAAAACAAAATCTTATAATGCAGAATACAATCAAAGAAACATACAAAAACCTATTGAAAACAGAATTCCAAATGGTAATGCAAAGCATTATAACACTGAGAATAACTATACTATAAATAAAAAGGAACAAACAAATGAATATATTCCATATGCATCTGCACGTATGTCTCACGTTCCTGAAAACCGAATGTTAGGCGAAAACACTTGCATTCCTTCACAATACTATAACATTAATGAGGACTATCGTTCCGCGGATTTATTAAAAGCATTTAAATCAAATCCTTATACTCAGCCTTTGCATAGCGTTGCATAAAATAATTTCCTATTAACTCATAAAGTTGCTGAAGTATTTGAAAAGTTTGGTATGTATTTCATACTCTATTTTTTTTGGTATTTTATTAATAGGACCTTTATAAATTTCTATGTGATTTTTTATAATAATTAAGTTTTGATTTTCCATTTTTAAATGATAATCCTTATAAATTTCACCGCTTGGTAAAACCCGTGTTTTGCATAGAAATGGTTCGGGTTTATTCCTTATAAAATGACCGCCTATAGATTCGTCTGGGTCAAGAACCTCATTTGTATAATAAAACCACGGGTCATCAGGGGTATTTTCATACCAACATTTACAACCTAAGGTTTGAGGAATGAGTCCAGGTGCGCTAGCATTTACTAGTTGTGATTTTAAAATGATTACTTCATTTGAATGAATATTCATTGTCTCAATCCCTCTTATCGGAGGTTCGTTCAAGTCGCACAGAATCGGTTCCATAAAATAAAACGCAGGGTCTATAATATAAAAAGAATGTGATGAAATAGGTATCAATAAGGCTACGTGACATAATTCGGGACTATTTTCTACTTGATAAATTCGCGGAACGCTTGCTGGAACAATATACGAGACAATACCATAATTATTTTTAAGATATTTTTGCAAAAAACAAGATAATGCAATACAATTTCCAGAATTATAACGTTCCAAAGAGGTACGAGATGATTTTATTTTATACAATATATAAGGGAACGTAGAAAACGCGATATTATCATAACATAAGTTTAATGCATCCCTTACCATTCTTTTTGTAACAGGTTGGTTTAATAAAAAAATTTTAATTACTTTCATTATATAAAGAGTATATATTAAACTATCTATTATATGAAAATTTTAGATAGTTTAATTAATACATTAAACGAAACACAAAATATTCCACACATTTTATTTTATGGCGAAGTGCATTCTGGAAAGCGTAGAGCGGTCAATTACCTTTTAAACCATATTTATTCTTTGGAAGAAAGAAAACAATACTGTATGTTTTTAGAATGCGCAACCTTTAAAGGAATAAAAGTAATAAGAGACGAAATAAAAGAGTTTGCAAAACAACAAACGTGTAATAGAGTTTTTTTCAAAAGTATTGTATTATACGACGCGGAAAATCTAACCATTGATGCCCAATATTCTCTGAGAAGATGTATTGAAATTTATAGTAAAACAACGCGATTTTTTATTGTAACTTCAAACCGAGACCGTCTTTTAAATCCTATTTGTTCACGTTTTATTCATATTTTTATACCCAAAATACCTATTGAAGAACCTGTAAAATGTAGTCAGAATTTAAAAAAGTTATTGAAAGAAGACAATATGATTGAACTTTCAACAAAACTATATAATAAGGGAATTTACGGAGACATTCTGATGGATTATTATAAGGATGATTCCGATAAATATTTGAAGCTACGATTTAATTATGAAAAAATTTGCAGGGAACTTAAAAATGAAATTTGGATTATTTATTATATTTTAGATTATTTCAAATGACCTTTAATGCGTTTTGGAACCCTATTTTCTTTATTTAAAAATTGTATATGGAAGACAATACATCAAACCTATTATCAGATTCTAAAAACGAATGGTCTATTCTTCTTATGAATTACATTACACCTCATATAATGGATGGGTTTCGTTCTATTTTTAATGAATCTGTAACTTTATGCGAAACCAATGAGGAACCTGAAAAATATTTAATGACTTTTCAGAACTTATTGACAAGAATACCAAAGTGGAATCAACAATTGATTGATACCGAACGAGAGCGAATTGTTAAATTATGCAACTGTAATTATTTAGAAGACTTGATGGTTTGTGTTCATATTATTCAACTTAAAATTTTGAGTTGTGTACGCGTTGGCAATGAATCAAAAAAAATAAATATTGACATACCTGATTTTGGGATTTTTATACACAGCATTTATACTAATATTGCGCGCAAATTATATTCATCTATTTACTTATTTGAACTTGAAATTAGCGGTCTAGAAAAACAAAAGAGAACCCGAGAATTTGAACTTTTAGTACAGACTTGCATTATGAATACCATCCGTGATAAAATTCCTATTGAAACCTTGCTGAGACAATATATGGATGAAACTTCTGAGATTGAAGTAAAAGTAGATAAACCAAAAGTAGACCCTGTCTGCGAGGTTAAGGATGAAAGAAAGGTCCCCGTTATCCAAAACAGTCCAATGCCTGAGCCTGTTCCCGAACCTAAGTTTGAACCAATAATAGAGCCTAAGATTGAACCTATTAAACTAGAATCGCAAGACCCTGAGAAAAGACAATCTATTTCTTTTAATCCTTCTATAGAAAGTTTTGACCTTCCAGAAGAAGAAGGATTTATTATTGGCGATGATGTACCAATCAATGTAATGAACTTTGCTGATTTAGAACCTATTGATTTAGATATTGTAGAATTGTAGAAAGGTTGAACCGTTATAATCGTTTAAAATACTATATTTTTTTGAATTAGTATTTTAAAATGGATGAGTTGTATATTGGAACTGCGATAGGTTTAATTTATTTCATTGTTGAACTAGCGATGAATAAAATAAATAAGACAGAGTATCCGAATCTCTTCAAAGACTCTATGACTATTACAGTCATTTCTTGTTTAGTGTTATATGCAAAAAATAATTATTTTAATTCAACAAACGTAAAAACACCCGTTTTTAATAATGAACCCGGCTTTTAAAATTTTGTATCTTTTATTAATTCATCTATGTCCATCGTATGCGGAGACAAATCCGAAACATACTTTTTAAAGCACTCGTGATTTAGTTGGTCTAATGGTATGTGTTTATGTACAATACGAGCAATCATTTTATATAACTTAAATTCGGGGTAACGGTCATCTCCATTTTTCTTGTATAAAATATTTTTTCCATTATCATCATAAATCCAAGAAATAATTAAATCATACACAGGAATCTGTCTAAATTTATCAATATCATCTAATTCATCAATAATAAAATCCAAAATAGAACAACCAAGACGACACAAGTCAAAACTGTAGTTTGGTTCTAACACAGGCTTCTTAGGATTAAAAAAGGGTTCAAAATTATACTGGGTATGAGCCATTCCATTCTCCGAAAAACTGTCACTACATAAAACCTTGTCATTTACTGTATAAATAGAACGTCCAAAATCAATTATTTTATAAATCTTTCCAAAGGTTGGAATCTTATAACAGATTCCATTTATTTTATAAAATAAAAATTCTAGTTCTGTATTTACATACATAATATTATTGGTATGAAGGTCATTGTGTGTAAACTTAAAAATACTTTGATAGGTATGTAACATTGCAATTACTTGAAACATTGCGCTTTCTAGTTCTTCCATACGAACATCATTCTTTTCAAGTAATGAATCCAGAGTGTTTTCGCATTTTTCTATAGAGACAACTTGTACGGGCATTTCTTTTATAACTAGAATAAGTTCTTGTTCTTCTGACTCTATTTCAGATTCGTCGTCACTTTTTTCAGATACTGTCTCGTAATCAACCGATTCATTCTCTTCGTCTGTAAAACTCAACTCTGAATCACTGTCTTTTACATCAGATTCTGATTCTGAGTCTGATTCTAATTCATTTAATTCGTTAATTTCCTTTTCTTCGGATTCTTCTTCAGACTTTACAGATTCTATTTCAAGAGTTTCTATGTCTAGGTCTATGTTTTCGTCTGAGATTTCAATCGTGTCTTTGGTCTTATTCTTTAAAATATCTGTGATTGTTCCATCCTTAAAATAAAATAGATTGTTTAGTTTATCATTAAAAAATTTGGTATCACAAATGTATTCAAAGTCATCTGCAATATTAATTTCCACGTTCTTTTTGATACATATATAACTATCATAAACATCCATTCCGTGCAAAAATCCCTTTTTCTTTAAAGAAGAAGTTAAGTAATAAAAACAATTATCAACATAGGCATAATTATGCGGAGAATGAATGGTCTCCTCAAATAAATTATCCTTGTTACCTTCTAAAGAAGGCAGAACCAATACATCATTTTTATATTTCCCTATTAGAAATTTCACATAATCTACTAATGTAATAAACTTCTTAAAACATTTTTTAGTATTTCCATCCTTATCTACAAATTCATATTCATTGTAATTTATCCTTTGAGTATAGGCGTTTACTGAAAACTCTGGAGTAATTCCTACAGAGTTATATAATGGATTATAGATTGTATAATTAGATGGTTCAAAGTCTTCAATCATTTAGTTTTAAATATAAAAAAATCACGATATTTTAACCCATTTATTCGCGTAGCGAACTATGCGATGTTCTCTTTATATAATGTAATGACCCTAGAACTAAAAAAATTTGATATGAAACGAATCGTATTTAGTAAAGATGAAAATAAGGGACCTGTAATTGTTTTAATTGGGAGACGTGACACAGGCAAAAGTTTCTTGGTTCGCGACCTATTATATCATCAAAGAGATGTACCTATAGGAACTGTTATATCGGGTACGGAAGGCGCTAATCAGTTTTATTCAAGTCACGTACCGCCCGTTCTAATTCATTCTAAATTTGAAACAAGTATTATCTCTAATATTTTGCTGAGACAAAAACAGGTTTTAAAACAGGTTAAAAGTCAAATGGATATGTATAAAAAATGTTCCATAGACCCGCGAACCTTTGTTATTTTAGATGATTGTCTTTATGATAATTCGTGGTCTAAAAATGAATTGATGCGAATGATTTTTATGAATGGACGTCACTGGAAAATTATGCTCATAATAACCATGCAATATCCCCTAGGTATTCCACCACAGTTGCGTACAAACGTTGACTATGTTTTTATTTTAAGAGAACCTTATATTGCAAACCGAAAGCGTATTTATGAAAATTATGCTGGAATGTTTCCAACCTTTGAATCCTTTTGTCAAGTGATGGACCAATGTACCGAAAACTTTGAATGTCTCGTCATCTGCAACAACAGCCCAAGCAATGAACTAAATTCGCAGGTGGCTTGGTATAAAGCAAACCCGACTCCCAATTTTAAATTATGTGCGCCTGAACTATGGAAAATGAAAGCAAATGATGAAGAGGATGAGGCGTTTGATTCTAAAAAAAATATCAAGCAAAAGATTAATGTTAAAAAGACCAAGTTTTAAGTATTATTTACAATATATTTAAGAAGATATACCATAGCACACGTGTAAACAAACAAGATGATATATTTGTATGAGTATTTGACACATTCCTCTTGTTTTTGATGAACCGTTTTGATACACACGATGCACTCCATTTTATATCTTATCTTCTATAAATTTAAATTCAATTTTATAAAATTGAATAAACCAATTGTATAAAGTATAATAGAAAATGTTTGTTTACATTATTCAATTGGAAGAAGGTAAATATTATGTAGGAAAAACAGAAAACCCTGAATATAGAATAGAAAGTCATTTTGATTTTAATGGTTCTATGTGGACTAAAAAATATAAACCATTATCGGTTGTAGAAATTATTCCAAATTGTGATAACTACGACGAAGATAAGAACACTATCAAATATATGGAAAAATACGGTATAAATAATGTTCGCGGTGGAAGTTTTTGTCAAATAAGACTAAGTGACGAAAACATAAATACTTTAACCCAAATTATTAATGGTTCAAATGATAAATGTTATCTATGTGGAAGTAATACTCATTTTGTAAATGAATGTAAAAATTTAAAAAAGAAAAATAAAATGTGTCAATGTCCTACAAGTTACTTTGCACCGCATAGAAAAATAAAATGTTTCTTAAATAATGTATTGGATAGTATTGAAGGTATCTTTGAAGATGAAGACGATGATATAGAAAAAATTAATGAAAAAGTGAGGACTATGTCGTGTTTTCGGTGTGGAAGACAAGGACATTTTATTAAAAGTTGTTATGCATCTAGACATATAAATGGTAATAAATTATAAATACACGTGAAATATATTTAATATTATATATGAACGGATGTATTGTATTATTTGGAGAATCATTTAGATTAGGATGTCAAAATAATAGAAATATTGGTTCAGTTGAATCCTATGACGGACAAATAAATGCTTCAAAATCACAAATGGATTTTAAAAATTTGAATAATAAAAATATTAAAATAGATGTTTATATATCTAGTTATTATACAAATTTTAAGGATGATTTGATTGAAATATTTAAAGATAATTTAATTGGATGTGATTTTTACAATAAATTAATAGGTCAGGGTAATCTTATACAAAATTCAATTAAAAAAATTCCAATAATAAATTATGATTTTTTATTTTTTATGAGAATAGATTTATTTATTAAAAATAAAATGAATGAAATTTTTAATCCACAATGGGATAAGATAATGTGGCCATCTATATGCAGTAAATATTATTGGGTTAATGGTATTAAATATTCTTACCCTAGAATAAATGACATGATGCATTTTGTTCCAAAAAAATATTATGCGTATTTAAAAGATTTTAATTCTGAAATTATTAATAAAGACGCTCATTTATTATGGTGTTATTTATTAGAAAAGACTGATTTAAATGTAGATTGTTTAGATACAATGCTTAATACTTATCATGATTCAGACAGCTATAAAGATTTCAATCCATTATATTATATTGTAAATAGAAATGAATGTGATATAGAACATAGCGATGGTTTATTTTTTGATAAATATTTATAGATGTCTTAATCTATCAAATTACCAACTCCTAAAGTGAACCAAACAATTATAATTAAACAACTAACGCACGCTACGAGAGAACATAATTCCTTTACAAGAAAAGGCTCTTCTATAAAAGGGTCATTAATATGTATTTGAATATGATGGAGAGTTACTTGTTTTATTTTTTTCCTACAAAAGGGACATAGTTCTATATTGCGATAACAACTTTGACAAACTGAATGATTACACGGTAATATAAAAGGCTCTTCAACTTCAAAGCAAATTGCACATTCCATTATTATTATAAAAATATTATGTTTATATCCTACTATTAAACAAGACTCCTACTAGAAAGCAAATCCATATGAATATACAAGTAATAGATACAAAAAGACACGTAAATACATAACAAGACTCATTTGAATTGTTAGATGTCTCAATAATTATAATCTCTATCTCTTCAGGTATAGGTTTTATTCTCTTTCTACAAAAAGGACATACTTCTATATTGCGATAACAACTTTGACAAAGTGAATGTTTACATAGTAATGTTATTTCAACCTTGTTTACATAGCAAATAGAACATTCTATAATACAATCGTCTTTAAATAGGGTTAAATCCATTTTGAAATTTCATATTACATAATTTCTACATCAATTTTATAATTATATAGTTGTTCCCATAATTGTATATTTTTAATTGCGTCATTGTGTAGTTTTTGTGAAAGTTCTTTTGAATAGTCTGTTATAAAAACGCCATCTACGATGTATCTTAATACTCTATTGTTAAATAACTTACGCGATTCTAAAAAGGCATCTATGATTGTTTTACAATGTGGTTTTTTATGAAATCCATAAATAATACACCTGTTAAAGTCGTATGCCGATAAAAGGTCCGCCTCTCTCACAATGTGATAGGCTAACATATATTCTCCCAACATAGGATAGCCGTACAGACCCACTTTAGAATATGACATCGTTTTAATAATGGTTTTAATCACGTCTAATTCATTTAAAGTAACATCATCCTTTATATAATCTGCAATAGATTGTACACCTTCTGTCTCGTCTATATATTTTTTGTCGCACATATCGTGTAGGATTGCCGAGGTAAAAATTATTTTTTGATGTGCTTCTAAGTATGGATTTTTAGAAACTTCACTGTTGTATATATTTTGAGCGTGGTTCAAAACATTCATACTATGTGATAATCCGTGTGATTCATCAATGTCATATTTTTTAGAAATAATAGTAACATAACTAAAGAGTTTATTTATAAACATTACTAACTATTATATAGTTCTAATTAAGTAGTTTCAAAAAATATAATTTAATCTATATTATAATATGAGGTTGCTAATAAATAACTGTGACTATAATGAATCAAATGAATTGGCAAATAATTTACAAGGAGAATATAATGAATCTGTTATTTTTCATTGTTATTGGAATGGAAATTTAAATGAAAAACATTTATATTCTATATTATCTTGTTACTTTTTTAATGTCTATAATAATAAACATAGAATTGTACTATGGTTGGAAAATAACATACCAAATCATTACAACGACCAAATAAATAACTACGCAGAACTTAGAACATTTTCATTTAAAAATGAAAGCAAAGATTTTAACATAAAAAATAATTTTTCATATGTAACATTTTATAGCGACTGTATAAGAAATTTGTTATTGTATAATTATGGAGGTGTATGGTTTGATTTAGATTGTCTTTTTTTACGATGTTTTGACCCTATTTTTTGTAATTTTAAAAGTGAAATATGTCTTTATCAGTGGTCTACTGAAACATATCCTAACAACGCTATATACATATCATTAGAACCAAAATCAGAAAAAATGAAAAATAATATAAATTTTATTATAAATCGTAATCTTGGATGGGGTTTTCAACAAGCAAACCTAACCTACGATTTACCATTAGACATACTTGTATTACCTTGTAGTTGGTTTGACCCAGGTTGGGTTGAAAATCCATACAATATTCATTTTTTAAACTTTTTTGAACATACAGACCAAACATATGATTTCAACAACTTTTTTAAAGGAACCTTTTGTTACCATTGGCATAATAAATGGAACAATGAAATTGATGATAATAGTGTTATTATGCAATTAATAAAAATAATTCAAACAAATTTACAATAGAACACCCTCCTCCAATTCAGTCTCATCTTCCATTTCATTGCAAATTTTGAAAAACTCAGCCATTTCTCTATTTATTTCCTCTTTTTTTCTTAAATCTTCTGCATATTTTGACTCATATAATTGTCTATGTTTTATAATATTATCTTCCAAGTTTGTTATTTGTTTTAAGCATTCCTTATTATTTTTGTATAAACTATTTCCATAGTTAAAATTTGTGTGCTGATTATTTGAAAGAGTTATCTGATTTTTTAATTCTTCGTATTCTTTGCATACCTTTTCAAGTTCCATATCCATTTCTTCGCACTCTTCGCGCAATTTATCAACCATCTTAAACGTTTCATTGAGTTCGGATTCCTTTTGCTTAATTTCTTTGTATCTTAAATCAAGTATTTCACGCGGATTAATTGATTCTTTTAGGGTCACGCGTTCCTTATACTTTTTTTCAAACTCTATACGAATAAATTCAAGATTCTGTCTCGCTTCTACTAACTCTAACTGCCTGTATTTGGTTGCAATTCCACCCTTTTTTATATCGTTTTTTAAAGTTTCAATATCCTTAATTTTTTCATCAAATAGGTCACGAATTCCAATGATATCTTCGCGCAACGTGGTAAGTATTTTACACTTAAGCCTTAGTTCTGAAAAAGTGAGCGACATTTCTATATAAATAGAATAATTTCGTTTTCTTTCAATTTTTAAATTATGTATTTTTTATATGGAGAGTTACAATTCTTATGCACGTTATTATGATAAGACGTTTCCATCCGACTTTCAAAAACGATGCAATGAATCCGCGGCTCTTAGAGAAGATTATAAAATAAATTATGAAAGAATATTTCCTGATGCAAAGCCTGACGCTGAGACAAAACCTTTGCTTGTCGTCCCTTTGCCTGTTGTTCCTTTGCCTTCAGAAAATACCCTAGAGTTTGGTCTCAATCTTTGTCCTGAGATCAATTAACTCTATATAGGTTACGTAATAAATGTCTCCTTCTGTTGAAATAAATCGCTTGAAACGATTACTTGAAAATAAAATCAAACCAAATGAATCTTCGTCATTTTTATGAAGTTTGATTTTATTACCAACCTTTGATTCTGTAGGGTTTTTTACTACAATTCCTGTTTTAATAACAGGCTGTGTTGTTTTTATTGTTTGATCATCTATCTTATGTATATAGATAATAGGTTCTTAATATTCAATCGTCTTTTTAATATAACGAAAACAGTTTTCATATACCTCTACTTCATCATCCATATATTTATATAATATATTATAACTTAATAATTTTATATAAATATAATTATTATGAAAATAGGATTGTTAATCCCTTGTACTTCCCGCAACCGTAATTGGAACAATATCAAAGAATCTTACTTGTTTAATTACTATTTAAAATCTTTTGTCTCAAGTAAATCTCTAGGACATACTTATATTCTTTATATTGGATATGATAAGGACGATAGGATTTTTTCTAATAAAGCAGAGCAAGATTACTCGCGAATTATTGAGAAAATTTATGGAGACATTTCTATAAAATATATGGAAATGAATGAGAAGCCAGGTCATTTAACTGCTATTTGGAATCGCTTATTTAAACAATCTTATGACGATGGTTGTGACTACTTTTATCAATGTGGAGATGATATCTCTTTTAAAACAAAAAACTGGGTAAATGATTGTATCCAAAGGTTAAAGGAAAATAATAATATCGGTCTTACAGGACCTATTAATAACAATCCGCGAATTTTAACCCAAGCCTTTGTCTCGCGCGAACATATGCATATCTTTGGAGAATTTTTTCCAGAGTCCATTATAAATTGGTGCTGTGACGACTGGTATAATTACGTTTATTCACCCGACCTTTTGTTTCCGTTAAAGAATCATTATTGTTCAAACGAAGGCGGAGAACCTCGCTATGTAATCAACTCCGATGAAAAATTTATAGATGACGCGCAAAGAAAAGTGGATGCTTTGCGTGAGTCTACGAGACAACTTGCTTTGAAAGATAAAGAAAAGATTGTTAGGTATTTGAACCCTGAAAATCTGAATGTTACCATTGAAACATTGGACTTAAATGTGGCGTGCTGTTTGTGCGTTCGTAACTGCGAACAGTATCTTCCGCGTATCTTTTTAAATCTTAATTTATTGGGCGTACGGTTTAAAACATTCTCTGTTATTTTTGTTTATGATAATTGTACGGATAACTCTGAGAAGTTATTAAAGTCTTACCAAGAAAAATCTGCATTCAAAGTACACGTTGTTTCGCAAAATAATAATAATGAATTACGTGCAGTTAGGATTGCAAATGCAAGAAATACCGGACTAAGTATTATAAATGAATTGAATACCGACTTTCATTTTATGATTGACGCTGATGATGTAAACCAAGAAACTTGGAATGTAGATACAGTCCTTTTTTATCTTTCTCAAGATACGTGGGATTCACTCTCTTTTAACCGTAAAGATTATTATGATATCTGGGCGCTACTCTATGAAGATTACAAACATCATTGTTGGGGATTTCATATTTATTCCTATCCTGTGGTAGAACACATGAAGAAGGATATTATTTCTAAACTTGAATTATTAGACAAAAATTCATTATTCACTTGTTATTCGGCATTTAACGGATTTGCTATTTATAGGACAGAGATTTTTAAACATTGTAAATACAGCGGACATTATGAGGATATTAAAAGGTTTATTACAGATGAAGAACGAGCAATTACTTTAAATAAACTTAAACAGGTTATACCTGAAATTTTTATCCAAGAAAAATACCCTCAATGTTGTGAACATATTTATTATCATATGAGTTCTAAAGCACGTATACGTATCTCACCTAAATCTATATTTTTTTTATAGTAATATTATAATGAAGTGTGAATTTAATGGCGATTTAAAATCATTTCAAGAATTAGAAGGATATCTTGCAGTTCTTGAAGAAACATTTCCTGATTGTAACGATTTTAAAAAACTTTTATTAAAGATACATCCTGATAAAGTTAAAGGAAATTATGGATGCGTCATTACATCAGTAAATGGATATTTAAATTATCTTAAAGAAAAAGGGGATAGTAATACAAGTTTTAAACATTTTAAGGACCTTTCAAACGAAGTCATTTTAAACCCGATAAATGGAACAAGTCCTATTGATACGGGTATATTTACAAACCCAATAAAGACTGCGTCTTTTATGAAGTTTTGTAATGTAAATGACATAAAAAATACATTTGGTTTAGACTACCATAATATGAATATAAATGATGGAAAAACCGATATGTTTCCAACCTATAGAAAGTTTTTAAGTGATTATCCTTTTTTGAATGAAATTGAAGGACCGATTAAATACAAGTTACATTTATACTATTTGCTTTACGGATACATGAAACAATATTGTCTTTTTGATTATGTTTTATGTTACAGCCACCATTTGAATGAGTATTATACCAATCTTAATTATTTAGTTGGACCCCAAAAAAATAAAAACAGTAAAACAAGAAAATTAACAAGAAAATCCAATTCTAAATCAAGAAAGAGTTTTAAAGGAGGAGCCGTACAATCTTCGGCTGCAGCAGGACAAGTTCCAGGACAACCATCTGGTTTTGCACCAATTCCTGGACTTGCGTTATCAGCAGGACAAATTGCAGCACGTCAAGTAAAAGGTCTAACTCATACCGATAGAGACGCAATTGAACGAAGAGACCCTCTTTATATCTATATTGTCAACAGTCCACTCTATTCGTCTCTTTCCTTAACATCGCTAATAGTTGCAGGTTCGTTGATGTTTGGAACGGTTGCATCTATTGCGTCGCCATATA